ATCGCCTGCCGAAAACCTGGCGTGCTATACGGATCATAGTTCGTGCTCGAGGCGAGCGGATTGGTCTGGTTGTAATATTGCTGATAGGCGTTGTTAATCGCGCCCTGCTGATTGAGCGCGCCGCCGCCGTTCAGCATGTCCTGGGTGTAGGACTGGATGGCGGGATTGTAACCGGCCGCGGTCGCGTTGTTCTGCTCGATCGTATTCAGCGCTTGGTTTTGCACGCCCGTCAGGCCGGTTTGCGGCAGATAGGAATTGAGTTGGCCGAGAATACCCGTCAGAGTGCCTTGTGCCGGCGCCCAAGGATTCGTCTCGCTCTGCTGCGAGGTGGTGCTGGTCGATTTGCCGCCCATCTAAAGGCCCTTCTCTAAAACGACGTGCTCGACGCGGTATCCGTCCAGCACTCGTTCCCATCCTTTTCGACCGAATATCCGCATCTTCATGCAGCCCTCGGCCTTCGCGTAATCTTCAATCTGCTTAAATAAAGGCAACCACTGCGCCCGGTCATGGCCCGCACACGCTGTCAGCGTGCAAACTTTACTGCGCGGCTTGCTCAATTCTGTCGTTGCCGCTGCAAGGATTTCCCTTCCATTCCAAGCGATCCAGACAAGCGAAGCGCCCCTGAGAACATCGCTCTCAATGTCGGAAAAGCTGCTCAGTCCAGTTTGCTCAACGGCCGCCCTGATCTTGTCCCGCACATGCGGCCACATCTCACCAATGCGGGCAGGATCGACGCAAATCAGGTCAGGCGGCTTCATAAACGCCGCTCAGGAATAGCGTCTTTCCATCCGCACCTGGGTATGTGCCATCGATCTTAAAGATATCAGCTCGCGTTGATGAGGCCGCAATGCGTGCATGAAGCTCGATGCCGGCGGTGTCGTCACGTGCAGACAAGCTGAAATTCGCATTAGCGGCAGTAGCCGGAAGCGTAGTCCGCACCCAAGAGGACGCCGTTCCGTTGGTCGTGATCGTGATCGTTACGGTAAAAAATGTGGTCTTGCCGATTTGCTTATATCGGCCAGTCCCTGAAACTGTGGTGAACGCGCCGCCTGCCGCATCGATAGTCGGAGTGTAGGCCGCCCACGCGGTGCCGGTATCGCCGGTCCCGCCATTCGCAACGGGAAGCGTGCCAGAAACCTCCGACCCCAAGGCGATCGTGGCGGCGTGATTTTTGATGAGCTTGCCCGTGGTCCCGTCGTAAACAGCAAATCCGTTGTTCGTTGCACTGGCAGGGCCAACCACGAAAGTTGCTGCGTCAGCTTGCAGCGCCGCGATGTCAGTGGTGTTCGTCTTGATCGACTTGGCCTGCTGTTGCAGCGCCATGTTCTGCTTCTTCGGATCGGTCTCAAGCGTGCCGGGCGCGTAAACCATCAGGTCTTACCGTCCGTTCCAACAAGCGGTACGACACCAGCCGCGAAATTCCATGCGGTAGATGCGGGAATGCGCACCTTGAACCGCGAGTAGCGCGTCGACCGGCGCATATCACAACAGCCAGTCCGCGAGTTACGGACGATCTCAACAGTCGATGTCGGCGTGTCCTGCTGTGTCTCTCGATAAGAGCAGGAGCCGTAGAAGGTTGGCGCGTCAGTGATGGGGCGGAAACCTCTGACCATGATTCGGTCATCATCCGTGCCCTGCTCCGCGCTCTCTAGTGTGGCTTCAAGATTGGTGCCCGAGAAGAAACCCATCTTGTGCGCGCTGGAGAACTGAGCGATCAACGGCTGCGTCGCAACAGCGAAGCTGTCCAGAGAGGCTGCGAGCGCGTCGATTGACGATGAAATGGAATCTAAACTCTCAAGGGTGATGCCAGGCTGGGACATTCCAAGCAGATATTCACCCGACATCGTAATCGGGAAGAAGCGGTCGAGAACGTAGTCGTAGCCGATGATTTTGTTGTATAGTCCGGTCGTGCCTGAGGTGGACTTGTATGCCCAGAATACGCGTGTCGACCGCGGGTCTGATGCTCCGATGAACATCCTGAGTTCGGTCTTGTCGAGATCGTTGAAGAACGTCCGGTCAACCTTCTCACGCCCGATCGGCTCAGGCAGCCCGCCAGGCGCGATCTTGAAGAAGCCCTGCGCGGAGTGGAAGAATGTGTAGATGCCGGCGCGAACGATGCTGTACGGCGCGAACAAGCCCTGATCCTGCGCGATGCGCTCGATCTGGAAAATCAGGTCAGAGCCCGGAATGTAGGACATCCGCCGAATGGCCTGGTCCTGAAACACCGTGCCGAACTCGCCACCCGCCACACCGCGAACAATGCCGCCGTCTGGGAAATCCTGATAATCAGACGAGCCGACGCCCGAGGTCCAGTTGGTGGTATCGTTCAGGCCAGACCACTGGATACGGAACGGATTCGAGAGTAGCCCGGAGAGCACAAGGAAGCGGCCGACAACCGAGATATACGAGGCTTGCGGCGGCGAGCCCGCGCAATCAGCAAAAGCCGTCGAGGACGCCAGATTGTAGACCTGGAGCGGCGCGTTCTTCTGTGTCGCGAATACAAGGTTGCCGAACTGCGCGAACTGCCATTGCGCATCACTCGAGAGAGACGAATAGAGCCACGTGACTGAATGCGTACCAGAGCCAGCCGACGACGTGTTGATTGCCGCCCCTCCGGCAGTCGCCGAAACCGTAAACGTGTTGCCGGTCAAAACCGTCTTGACGTAGTATTTCGTTCCCGCCGTCAACCCAGTCGGCAGTGATCCCGTCGTTGAGAAGACAACCGGGTCATTCGCCACAAAGCCATGCGACGCGAGCGTAACCACGCCGGGGCTTGCGTTCGAGATCGTGACCGTTGCGCCCTTGGAAACCGGCGTCCAGGAATAATCCGTGTTGCTGGCAAGCCAGAGCCGGTCGCTCGTTCCAGCAAAGACGGCAACCGATCCATCCGATTTCAGAGCGTAGAACCCGCCACGACACGCGGCAATCAGAGCTTGCGAGAGGATCGCAAAGTCAGGAAACGGCCCGTAACCATCCGCCCGCGGCAGCACATTGCTGATGCTGTACGCCTTCGTCTGGCTTTCGTAGTCAGATGCGTCGGGCTGCCAAGCTCCGAAGGGAAGCAGCGGCATTAGGGGGTGAGACCCATTACGCGAATGGCCATTCCCTGCCGCTCATTGAAGTCGAGGCTTGTGATCTCGCCAAATCCTTCATCGCGCCGCGCCTTCCACAATCCAGCGGGGTCCACGTCCTTGTTGAAGGCGTTGGCTTCAGCGAGAGAGCCGAACAGGTACACATCGAAATGATTGGTGTAGAGCCAGTTCAGGGCACTCGCGAGGGCCGTCGTGCGCTGATAGTAGGTGAATGTCAGCGCCGTATTGTCGAGCGGCTTGACCCGGAGAGACGAGCCCTCGATCGTGAAAATCGTTGGGATATCTGACGCGCCGTCAGGATACCAGCTCGCCCAAATCGGAGGCGCCACATATTCCAATTCTCGGGTGGGCGAGCCGGACCATGTCACACGACGATAGCCAAGGAAGTCGCTCGGCAATGTCGCAACACCGCTCGATGGCGTGAGGGTCGTCGTCGTCTCTTGAAGGCGAACCTTCAGCCGGCGGGCCGCAGCGCACTCAAACAGGCGGATGAAGTCGGGAATGTAGTTCGTGAGGTCGTCACGAGCCAGCCAGTTCGCAATTTGCGTTTGAAGATCGGCGTAGGTCGAAAAGCTCACCGCGCGCTCCAGCCAGCCTGCAGTTTGGGCCGATCAACCCGAAGGTACGCCCATTCCGGATCTTGCAACTTGCGATGAACGATCTCGTCAAACTCAGGCGTAAACATGCGCAAGGCCGTGTTGCCCTTGGCGTGCTCCTCATCCAACCACTTCACGTAGATCACGTTCGGGATGCGCGCGACATGGCGCCCCCAATCGGCGTTCTGGTCTTCGCGCCGCGCTTCCTTGTTCCACTCCAGAATGGGTTCAACGTCCTGGATGTGCTCGATCGCAAGGTCATTGCCGTTGCTGTCGAGGTGGAAGCGAACGTTTGTCACGTTAGATGATCTCCGTGACGTAGAGCGTGCCGGCCGAAGAGACCTGCACGGCCTTGACGGACTGTCCTGGAGTTGTCGTGAAGTACTCCGGAGAGCTCGCGACAACGTAGGCTCCGCTCGTGTTAGACGGCGTACTTCCGTCCGTCGTCACATATGCGTCGGTCGTCACCAGCACGCGAACCTTATAGGTCTGCGCGCCGATTGGACCGTAAGTGCCGGCCGTTCCGGTATAGGATGCATTGCCGGACGGCCCGATTCGGCCTGTGCCGATGTATTGTAGCGCCATGGATCAGTACCGGATGACGGCGAAGAACATCGCGGGGCAAGTCGTGGACGAGGCGCCGTCCGAGATGAACTCGATATTGTCGTCCTCGTTGACGACGTTCGCCGCGGTCGGGATAGCGGTGTCAACGTCGCCAGCAGCCGAGCCGGACTGAGTAATAGTCCATGAGCCGTTCGTGATCGACGTCCCAGCAATCTTGCTGGTCACAGCGGAGTCAGCGCCGGTGATCGCATTGTAGATCACCGAGCCCATCTTGACGATCGTTCCACGAACCGGCGAAACAGCGAACGCGCTCGACGCGGCGCTGATGTCAGCGGCATAGGCCCAAACGATCTTCTCGTTGAGCGGATGGTTGGTCGGAAGAGCCATTTAGGTTTCTCCAATCTTGATCAGATGTTCTGAAAGGCACCCACGGAAGGTCTTAGAGCCGTGGTGCCCCAGCTCTATCGTCGGATCGAGGTAAACAGGGATGCCCAGCGCGCGAATGTCGGCCCAGAACGCCATATCCTCTCCGCGGAAATTCCCGTCCTCTGTATCGCAACGGAAGATGTGTGGGATTGGGTCTTTGACATCAGGGAAACGAAGCTTTGGCGCGCGATCGGCGAGCTTTTCGATCACATGGCGCTGGATGCACGCAAAGCCCAATCCAGTTCCGACATTCGGCAGGAGCCCGAGGTCGTTGGTCGCAACGCTCTCTTGTCCTGCTGAGTTGACGAAAAACTGAATAGGGTCTTTCTTCGCTGGGTAGGCCCCAATCACCACATCGACTTGCGTTGACAGGGCCAATAAGCGAACGAATGCATCAGACCTCCACACAATGTCCGAATCCACCCAGAACATGCGGGTCTTGTCGGATTGCAGGAAGAGGTTCGCCGCCTTGCTGCGCGCCGCCTCGATGATCGAACTGCCGGAAGGGATCAGGACATCAATAGGGATGCCGCGATCTCTAAGAGCCGTATAGGTTTCGAGGATCGACGCAACAGTTTCGACGGGGATATCCCGGTGTGCCGGCATGGCCAGACACACCGAGACGCCAGTAAGATCGAACTTCAGGTTACACCGTAGCCGAGAACGGCGTTGCGGTGGTGCCGGTCGGAGCCGTCGATGCCATGACCTGGAAGAACCCGGTCTTGATATCGATGATCTCGATCCAGTCGCCCACGACGCCGCCCTTGGTGGTGCCGTTCAGGCTGATCGTGTCGTCCGTCGCGGTCGTCTTGTAGCCGATCACGTTGTCCGAGGACGTGGTGAGGGCATAGACGATGCCCGACATCACGTCGGTCGCGTTGGCAACCTTGATGGTGTGAGCCGTCGCAGTCGCCACAACGCGAACGTTGAAACGATAGCGGTTGCCAGTGCCCGTCGCCTGCGGCAGAGTAACCGCGATCGGGGACGTCGAGGAGATCGT